AAAAAGCAATACTAAAAAGTATTGCTTTTTTCTTGCTCCCCCTACTGGACTTGAACCAGTGACCCTCTGATTAACAGTCGGGGCTGGTTGTGGGTTTTATTTTGTAATACATTCATTATCAACAACGTATAAAAGTTCAAAATTGAAATTTTGGCTATTTTGTTAATTTTCTACCTTGTCGTAAGATTTGCGTGTAAATATTTATGTATCAAATAAGTATACGCATTTAGATTGTCGTTTTAATAGCCTATATTGCCGTTTTTAGGCGTGTGCTTCTGATTGGTTTTAATATTTTTTTGGGTTACATTCTTTCTCTATTCACACATCCTTTTACAGTGTAAAAGGAACGGATAATACTAAGAGGGTATTCACGAGGTTCGTATTGTGGGTTTTCACTTACTAAATTCACGTGGTCATTGTCAGATCCCTTGCATACATATTTAATATTTACGTCTCCATTGTCAAATACTACAACGTAAGGGTGTCCAAAGACTATGTATTGAAAATCTGTAGGTTTTACGCCTATCATATCTCCTGATTTATATTTAGGATACATACTATCGCCATAAACATTAATAAAGATGATGTCTTTCCCAAATTCGGGCAGATATATAGGTATTCGCATAGCTTCATTATTAAATGTAGCTATATCAAAACCAGCTGAAGCACTCACTTCGGGATAATAATACCCAGTAGGTTTGCCTTTAGCTTCACCTATAGCATTATTAATAAAATATTCCCTTACTTCCTCAATAAAATAGTACAATCTATCTCTATATTCATCAGATAATTCAGCATCGCCCCATTGAAAGTCTTTGAGCAGCTTTTGAGGGATACCAGTCTTTTCGCTAATGTCAATAAGAGAAATATCGTAGTTCTTGCGCTCTACCCTTAGAAAAGTTACTAACTCATCTTCTTCTTCCTCTTCTTCTTCAGGAGTATTTTGTACAAGCATTTCGCCATCCCCTAATAAAAGCCAATTTCTATTAAGTTCAGGAAAATTAGGCTCTATTTTTCCATTAAAGGTATCTAATTTTATAGATTTTCTTATATTATTAACATACCCATTAGAAAGACCGCATATTTCCTCAAATCTTTTCTGACTTAGATTTTTGTACTCTAAAAATTGGAGTAATCTATTTTTTACAGAATTTTGTTCTGTATCTAAATTATTTTCCATACCTTTGCACTTTAAAAATTAAACATTCGTTGTTATGAAATTATCAGAGCAAGCTCGTTTTGAACTTCGTGTTTGGATGGCGATACACTCGCGAGAATATTTTGACCTTCAATATATCTATGATGAGATAAAAGACTGGGATATTGATGATATAGAAATATATAAAAAAATTTCATTAAGTGATGATATTCATAAACCTTGTGTAAGACTTACTAAATCAGACCACGAAGTCATACTCAAGAAAATGAACTTTATTAAAAATGGCGACAAAGTAAGACTGAAAGACTAAATACTCTTAGGGAATCCATTGTCTACCATTGTACTCTGATGAAAAAGTTTCTTTTTCAACGCTTGTGTTTCTCTATATTCTTTTGCTTCTGCAAGTTTAGTAAATTCTACCTTTGCGCCTAATTTTTTAGCCTCTTCTTCTATCCGTTCTAATGAGATATTAAAAAACTCCCTTTTATAGTTAGTCATATTCACTCGATTGTCTACAAAAATGTTATGCAGCTTTGTTTCAAGTTCTGGAGCGTTTTCTGAAAAAATCATAGCGTGAATATCAAAAGGGAAAGGAACACTTGCATCACCAAGTTCTTTTACCCTATCTGTAGGCTCAAGCCTGCGTGTCATTCCTATTTTATACACATCTTCACCAAAAGCACCTATATTGGAAATCACATAAACGTACCCCATTTTTGTTTGCTGTGCCATTGATATAGCTTTTTGCTTCAGTGTTTCTACTCCTACAAGCCCCGCCTCAAGTTCTGCTATTCTTTGTAATAATTCATCTTGTTTTTTGCCTACGGCAGTTCCTACTTCTTTACGTGCCTTTTCAAGGGCTTTTATATACATAATTTCCTCTTTTTCAGCCTTTATTCTTGCTGCTTCAAGTTCTTTTTCAGCACGTTCTTCCTCTCTCATTTGTTCTCGAATAGCCCTTTGTTCTTCTCGTTCTTCTTGTAACTTCTTTTTGTATTCATACGTTAGTTGCAGTTCCCATACTTTATAACTTTTATACGCTTCAGAAATAGCTAATCCTTGTTCTTTATATACTTTATTTATAGCTTCAAATGATTTATTCAATCGTTCTTCCATTTTTAGAATATTATTCCAATCTACATTAGCTATAAAACTATCTGTTTCACCGTTAAAAGCGCGCAACATCAATTGTTTTTCCCTTTTCACCATAGATTGTCCTTTTGAAAGGCTACCATTCCAAGTAATATTATGACCACCATTTACTGCAGAGTCTTCTTTTATCATAGCTTTAGCCTCATTCCTATAAAAAAGTATTTTCTGCTTATATTCCTCAGAAGTATCAAAACTGAAGTGAGGTTGATAAACTCCATATTCTGCCATTTCTAAATCATCTTCAAAGACACTTATTTTCTTTTTTAATTCCTCGTATGTGGCAAAGGCGTTTTGATATTGTTCTTTAAGTTGTTCGTACTGGTCTAAGATTGATGTTTTATCTCTTTCTATTTTAGCTATATTTTCTTGTAATCTTTTAGATTCCCTTTCTAAATCTATTAACGGAGAATACTTTGTTAAAGATTTAGACAAATAATCGGTTTGGTTTTCTAAATCTTTTACCTTATTTTCTAAGTATTTTATTTTATCTAACTCTTTTTTCTTCAGAAAATCAAAAAATCCCATACTTATATTTATTTAAAAATCAATTTATTACAAAAATATAACAAATAAAAATAGAAAAAAGTTCTGTAAAAATTTGGTATATACAGAGCATTGTTCTATCTTTGCACCGTCAAAATGAAACGTTACTATTAACGTTGCAAAAGTAATAAATAATATGAGATTAACAAGCGAAGTAAGCAAATTAATTAGTAGTCAACTAGCTGATTTTTCAAACGAAGTAAATAAGTCACCTATAACAGTAGGGCATTGGATGTATAGACGACCTCATATGTTTTTGAAAATAGAAAACTATGTGCCACTTAAAAATTACGTACAAACGGACAATATAGATGATTTATTTGAGTTTGAGAGTGAAGAAGAAAAAGAAACATTACTTAATAAGTATAGAACGTTGAGATATGAACAAGCAACAACAAATACGACACTTAAAGAGTAAGATAAAAGAATTAGAGACTACAAAGTTATGTCTCGAAAGCGCAATAAGAACTCTTGCAAATGAGATTATTCGTACTAATGACGAGCTTGCTATTGTGGAAGGTAGCAAGCCGTCTCCTAAACGACAAAAGAAAGTGGTAGATATATCAAAGTATGAAGCGCAATTTTTTGCTGAATGCGAACGCTACCGACAAAACAGCAAATAAAAAAGCGGCACTATCACAGCACCGCATTAATGACTTGCAATTTTAAATATTAACATTAAAATCACAAAGACAAAATTACAATGGCAAAATTACAACAAATGAATGAGATGACCAAACAAAATAGCCAAATTCTTCTATGCAATGGCTATGTAACAATGAATGGCAAACGCTATAATGAGTGTGAGCCTTTTGAAAAAGAGGCTTTTAACATCGCTTTAGGCGACAAGAAGCCTATTGAAAAAGACTTTGAAAAATTACTGCAAGGTCTTGTATCACCATTATTACTTCAACATACTATGAATGAAGATGATTACATTTCAAAACCTATTTTTGACAAACTAAAAGCGGCTTTGCGCCCTGAAGACGGCAACGACCACGAGGGCTGGTGGCATTTAAAAGCTAATTGTGGCTGCTACACTATGCGCCTATCAGGTTGCTATAATAAGGGTGTTTTAAGCGTTGAGTCTGAACTCTATAAGAGAGTTGGAAAACATACGATATACTACGACCTTACTGATGAACAATGGGCTGAAGCACAAGATGAGTTAGAGAGGGAGTATGAGAGTTTGGTTCGAGAATATCAGCAAGATGAGCGCAACCGTTATTATGAAAGTTTATCACACGATTGGCATCAGTTTATTTAACAATTAAAAATCATTACAACTATGAAAGAGCAAAACACAACCTTAGAATTAGGAAAATGCTACCGAGTGAAGTTTGAGAATATCAGTTGGTGCATAAGAATATACGAAAAGAGAGCCATTACTGAAAATCTTACACTATTGTCAGCTGTAGAGGTAGGTTATACTTCTATTAATATGAGAAGTTATATATCTGCTAATATCTATCAACAAAGTGAAAATAGCAAGTATGAAGTACAAGAGATTAGCAATAGTGAATTTATGCACGAGTTTCGCACCAAGCGTAATGAGATTAACAAACTAATAAAAAAGATGTCTTAAATCCGCTCATTTGTTATGTAATTGTAGGCTTCGGCTAACTGAAGTAAGAATGTTAGGTAGTTAGCCGAATGCCTTACAAAAACAAAGATAAAGAGCCTCTACCAATAATAAGTGCCGTGTTATTCTTGAAATCTGGAAAACTTGAAAAATAACAATAACGCACGGCACTTTCTTTTAAAGTAATAACCTAAAATACATAAACCAAATGAATGAAGAATTAATTACACTGAAACAGCCCCCTATCATTATCTATGAGCAAATAAAAGCAGTAGGGCAACAAATTGAAGCGAAAATCGCTGAACTGAACCTCGACAACCAGTTAGTAACTGAAGAAACTTTGAAGAGTGCGAAAAATACCCGCACAACGCTACGCAAAGAACTTGATGATTTTGAAACGCAACGCAAGTACATTAAAGAGCAGGTGAACGCTCCTTATGAAGCCTTTGAAAAAGCATACAAAGAGCATATCAAGGTACATTACGATAAGGCTGATAGTACATTGAAATCGAAGATAGACGAGGTGCAAAATCGGCTAATAAGTGACAAAAGCGCACGTATCAAAGACTACTTCACAGAATTATGTCAATCGCAAAATATAGACTTCCTCATCTTTGAACGCTTGCCTCTGAATATTACACTTAGTGCCAGCGATAAGAGCCTTAAAGAGCAAGTAGCAGGCTTTGTAAGTGAGGTAACCAAGAGCCTCCAACTCATCGAAAGCCTAAATGAACCTGACGAGTTTAAAGCTGAAATGCTAACTGAATATAAACAAACGCTTGATGTTACAAGGGCGATACAGAACGCTCAATACCGCAGGCAACAACGTGAAGCTGAATTAGCGCGTATCGAGGCGCAACGAGTAGCAGCCGAGCAAGCGAGATTAGCCGCTGAAGCAAGGGCAAAAGCACAAGCCCCTTTGCAAGCACCCGCACAAGTAATCAATAAGGCGCAACCTGCAGCACCAGTGCAACCTGAACCTATGCAAGAAGCTGCACAAGCAGTACAAGAAGACGAAAATGAGATTGTACAATCCACTTTCACAGTGATAAGCACAAGGGCAAAACTTAGAGCGTTACGCGCTTTCTTAGATAATAATAAAATTCAATACCAATAATAAAATGGAAACACCAGTATTACAAAGACAATCATTAGCTAACTTCCTTAACAAGTCCGATAAATTCTTAGAGCAAAATTTAGGCGCAAAAAAGAGCGAATTTGTATCGAACTTATTAGCCCTTTCAGATAGTAACAAAGAACTATCACAATGCGAGCCTGCTGACCTTATGAAGTGTGCGATGAACGCAACCGCACTGAATTTGCCACTAAATAAGAACTTGGGGTATGCGTATGTAATACCTTACTTTGATAGGCAAACTAATCGCACTATTCCTCAATTTCAAATGGGGTATAAAGGCTTTGTTCAGTTAGCAATACGCAGCGGGCAATACAAAACGATTAATACTTGTGAAATTCGTGAGGGTGAAATCAGGCGCAACAAGGTAACAGGGCATATTGACTTTTTGGGTGAAAATCCGAGTGGGGCGGTTATCGGTTACCTTGCCTACATTGAGTTACTCAATGGCTTCCAACAATCACTTTTTATGACCATTGAGCAGCTACAAGCACACGCTTCAAAGTACTCAAAAACTTATGCTAAAACAAACAGAGGACTTTGGAAAGATGAGTTTGACCTAATGGCTAAAAAGACAGTGCTAAAACTATTGTTAAACCGTTACGGAGTGCTTTCAGTAGAAATGCAAAAAGCAATAGAGAAAGATCAAGCAGACAATGAGAGCAACTACATTGACAACCCTCAAGGGCGTATGGTGATAGATGCAGAAGTAGTTGAGCAAAACGAGCCTACAGAGCCTGAAACAGCGCAACCTATAGCGCAAACAGCAGCAGGCGCACCAGCCCCTCAGCAAGTAGATTTTAAACAAGTATGATACAAACACAAGTAATTAGTTCAGGTAGCGAGGGTAACGCCGTGATATACGACAACGCAATAATGGTAGATTGCGGCGTTACGCTCAAAGCCTTAGAAGCAGTAAAACGTTCTTTGAAAATTGTACTCCTCACGCACCAGCACGGTGATCACTTGAAATTGCGAACCTTACAACGATTACAAGCCGAGCGACCTACTTTGCGTATTGCTTGTGCTGATTTTCTCTTAGAGAAGTTGGAGGGGCTAAACAATATTGATGTACTACAAGTGGGTAAGCTATACGATTATGGGGCGTTCAAAATATCACCCGTGAAGCTGTATCACGACGTACCAAATTTCGGTTGGCGAATATTCCTCAATAACGGGCAAAAGATATTCCACGCTACCGATACAGCACACTTGGAGGGTATTACCGCCAAAGGTTATGATTTGTACGCTATTGAGCATAATTACTGCGAGGAGTATATACAGCAGGCAATTGAAGAAGCACAGGCAAATGGCGAATATACACACGCTTACGGCAATATCAATACACACCTTAGCATACAGCAAGCAAGGGCTTTTATTGAGGCAAACAGAAAAGAAAGCAGCGAAGTATTAGAACTGCATAAAAGTAGAAGTTTTTATAAGTAAAATAACGGAATATGGAAACAGCAAAAGAAAGAGAAGCTAAAAAAAATAAAATTCTATCCGAGATAATGGATTTTTTGAAAGACAAAGGAATTTCCATAGATGATAGGATGAGAATAAGGCACTCTATTGTAAAGATAAGAGAATTAGACCACGAAAGACCTATTGTTTTTAATGACAAGTGGAAAGGTTATGAAGGGTATGAGATAAAGGGTAAAAATAACTTATCTGCTACTTACGAAGAAGCTCGTCTGCTTGAAATTTTTGAAAGAATGTTTTTACCTGAGGAAGTAGAAAAGAAGCAGATAAATCAAAAACTGTACGATTTGCTCGCTATTCTTTATAAATTATGTGATTATAAATCTGAAGGTATTGAATTTAAAATTAAACAAAAATGAAAACAATATTTAAAGTCGGAATGGAGGTCTATGACCAAGTGTTTTACCCTAATCAAAAAGGGACGGTTAAAAGAATTGACAACAACGAACCTGATATAGATTTTCCTATAGAAGTAGAATTTAAAGGAGAAATTGAAAGTTACACCTTAAAAGGAAGCCGTTCCTATGCAGGAGCACTAACACTCTCCACAGCCCCCTATACTCTGCAAGGCTTTGAGCAAAAAGCACCTACACCAACTTATGAGGAAGCCCTTAAAGATGCACGTAGTAAAGGTGATTATTACTATTTACCTGATAGTTTAGAAGCACCAAGTGAGGAACTTGTTGATGCTACAATAGCACTTTTAAAACTTCTATTTCTTAGAGACTACTACAACGAGGGTTGGCAACCTGATTGGTGTACAGATTCTTGGAAGTATTTTATTTTACTTAGACGTGTACACCCTATTGTTGATTTTGAAATTGATTATTCTGCAGGGATTCCACACGTATTAGCTTTTAAAACGAGAGTTATAGCGGTAAAATTCCTTGAAGAACAAAGAGAATTATTAGAAATTGCAAAACCTTTATTATAACTATGAAAAACAAAAACAAAATTAAAAGAATTGCAGCCGATTACGATGATGTAATGGATTTGGCTTGCGAAATTACAGATTTAGATGTGGAAGAAGTTGATGGTGACTTTAGTCTTGTTGAGGACACTCTTTTAGATGAACTTAACATTGACTTTGATTCATTCCACGAAATAGTTAATAGACTATTACCGCTCATCGATGTAGGGGAGTCTCCTTTAACCAAGAAACGTTTCAAAGGATTTTCTAAGATTGAAGACGGTATGGGCTGTTGGATTGTAAGAACTGAAATTTAAAGTAAAAAAACTATGGAAATACAAGGACGAATAAAAACAATATTTGCTACTGAAATAGTAGGAGCGAATGGATTTCAGAAGCGTGATTTGGTTATCACCACCGATGGGCAATATCCACAAGATATTATCATTCAATTTGCACAAGGCAATTGCGCATTGTTAGACACCTTACAAGTAGGGCAAACGGTTAAGGTACACTTTAACCTGCAAGGGCGTGAATGGACAAGTCCGCAAGGTGAGGTTAAGTACTTCAATACGGTTGTAGGTTGGAAAATAGAACTCATTCAAACCACGAATGTAGCGCAACATCAATACCAACAACCTATGCCACAATATCAACAAGCCCCCCAAGGTTACCAGCAACCTCCCCAAGGTTACGTACCGCCTCAACAAGCACACCCACCACAACAAGGGCAACCGCAATACCAGCAGGGGCAAATGTTTAACCAGTACGGACAAGCACCCGCACAAGGGGACGGTGTACCATATTAAGGAAAAATAAAAGCAAGTATCAATCGAAATAGTAGCAGGTTCGAGTCCTGCCTTGCTTTCAAAGACGATAACAATGAAAAAGATAACAATTCCGAGCAACGTTAAGAACGGCAAATTGGTGCAAAATCGCAATCTTATACAAAACGCTATAGCCTCATTTGAAGACACGAATATCAATATTACCATTGAGAGGCGAAGCAAAAAAAGAAGCGTACAGCAAAATGCATTCTATTGGGGCGTTTGGATACCAATCATACAGCAGGCTATCAATGATACTTGGGGCGAGTTTTACCCTCCTAATGAAGTGCATAATGTACTGAAAGCCTTGTGTAATTATGAGGAGCGTCCTAACCCTGCTACTGGTGAGATACAACGAGTACCAGTGAGTAGCACCAAGTTAAGCACCTACGAATGGGAGAAGGAGTTTAAACAACAAGTAAGGCAGATGTGTATGGATAATTTCAATCTTGATTTGCCTGAACCTGATAATGAGGAATAAACAAGTTTTAAAGTAAAATAAGAAACGTTGTAATTTTATCCATTGTGTACCCCGATAGGCAAGCAGTCACGTTCGAGCCGTGAGCGGGGGCTAAAAAACAAATGAATTGATTATTATGGTATACGGATATATTCGGGTGAGTTCCGATAAACAAACAATAGAAAACCAGCGATTTGAAATTACAAACTTTTGCGAAAAAAAAGGATTGTTAATAGACGACTGGATAGAGGAAACTATCAGTGGCACAAAAAACTATAACAAACGCCAATTGGGCAAGTTGTTAAAAAAAGTAAGGAAAGATGATATTATTATCTGCAGTGAACTGTCACGGTTAGGACGTAACTTATTTATGATAATGGAAATTCTCAATATTTGTATGACCAAAGAGTGCCGTGTATGGACTATTAAAGACAATTACCGCTTAGGAGATGACATACAGAGCAAAGTGCTTGCTTTTGCTT